CAGAAGCACAAGAAGTTAGACCAGCAAAGAAGGCAAAGGCTTGCTCTACAGCAAACACATAAGCCTTATGAGCCTGAAGTTGAGCTAGAGTATGAGCTAGTCACCAAAGAGATAGACGGAACAGAAGTTACAGTAGAAACACCTGTAGAACCTGTTTTATCACTACCTAGTGACATAACTCCTTTACAAGACATTCGAGATGTTGTAGAAAGGGAAATAGCAGCTATAATGCGCGAAGAGATTGAACACCTACATGCTGTAAGACAATTCAAGTATGTAGAAGAGATGAAAAAACTAGAAGAGTCGGTTTTCTTTATGTTGATCGCTCTTGATGACGAGGACTTTTAGTGAAAAGGTATTACGAGGATTTACTTGATCTGTTTCAGACAGATGGGTGGAAGGCGTTTATTCAGGACTATCAGGAGTCAATGGCGACTCTCATTGAGAACTCTAGTACAGATTGTGACACTAATGACAAATGGCAGTTTAGACGGGGTGAGCTATCGCAGCTTCATAACGTAGTAAACTTTGAACGTTACATACGAACAGTGTTACAGAATCATGATTCTGTATAGCTATAAGTGTAACGACTGCCACCAAGTATTTGATGCCTTTGCATCGCTTTCAGACAGGAACAAGCCTGTAATCTGTGAATGCGGTGGGGAGGCGAACAAGATTACTACTCCAGTGAGATTCAAGCTGGATGGTACAGATGATGGATTTCCAACAGCACATGATCGTTGGGCTAAAGTTCATCAGGTATCTGGGACAAGTCAAGACTAAGACCCCTGGAAAATTAGTAAACCAAAAACCGAGAGGCTGGTATGGCAATAGTCGAGCAAGACGAAGTAGCAATTAACGAAGGTGAGGAACTGGTAGCCGAGGCAGAAGTATCTGAAGAGGTGCGACCAGAACCAGATAAGCAAACGTATGAGATTCCTGTGAAGTTTCAGGACAAATCTTTAGAGGACGTTGTAAAGTCTTATCAAGAGTTAGAGAGTCAATACGGTAAACGCAACAATGAGATTGGCGATCTACGAAAACTCACAGACGAGCTACTAGGATTACAACTCGAAGAGAAGAGAGAACAACGTCAGGCTGAACAGCCAGCAGCATATTCGCTGGATGTTGATGATCTCTTAGAGAACCCTGATAAAGCTATCGATATCAAACTGGACAGCAACCCTCGACTACAGGCTATAGAGGAAAAATTGCTGAATCAGGAGAGAAAGTCAGCGCAGAAGCTGTTTGAATCAAAGCATCCAGATTGGCAGGAGGTCTTAAACACTCCGGACTTCAATCAATGGGTACAAGGCTCAAACATTAGAAGCGATATGTTCCAAAAGGCGCATAAACAATATGACTACGATATGGCTGATGAGCTATTTGGGTTGTACAAGCAAGTACAGGGCACAGTTTCGCAGCAGTCTGCTCAAACAAAGAGCAAACAACTGAAGCAAGCAGCCGTAGCATCAGGTTCAACAGGTGCTAAATCTACTAAGGTTTATCGCAGAACAGACCTGGTAAACATGCGTGTACAAAACCCAGAAGGCTATGCAGCAAGAGAAGGTGAATTCATGAAGGCATACGCAGAAGGTCGAGTGAGATAACTCGTTAATTTATTAATTTTATATAGGTAACTAGAAATGACTACAGCAGCATATGCAGACGCAACGGGGCAGGTCGGTAGAACCGATGCAGCCACGTTTATCCCTGAAGTATGGTCTGATGATATTATCGCGGCTTACAAGAAATCACTTGTAGCAGCAAACATCGTCACGAAGATTAATCATGTTGGCAAGAAAGGCGATACAATCAATATCCCATCTCCAACTAGAGATAGTGCCAGCGCAAAGGCAGAAAACACGGCAATCAAAATTATTGCTAACACTGAAGGCAATGTGGCGATTAGCATTATCAAGCACTATGAATATTCACGTTTGATTGAGGATATTGTTAGTGTTCAAGCATTAAACTCTTTGCGTAAGTTCTACACAGAAGATGCCGGTTATGCGTTAGCTCGACAGACTGATACTGACATTATTGCTCAGTTTGAAGGCGCTCAAGGTGGCGTTATTGGGGCTGGTGCATGGGCTGGTGCGGTTGCTAGAACAGCAGCATCAACTATCACTGATCCTTATGTGGACGATACAACTAATCCATTAGCTATTGATGATTATGCTATCCGGTACATGGTGCAGACACTTGATGATGCCGATGTCCCTATGGATAATCGTGCTTTATTGATACCCCCTGTGGCTCGCAACTCCATCTTAAGTGATACCCATTTCACATCTGCTGATTTCGTTTCAGGTCGTCCTGTAATGAATGGACAGATTGGGACTATTTATGGTGTAGATGTGTATGTTTCTACAAACGCACCGACTACAGCAACTGCTGGTGATCGGATATGTGTTATGACTCATAAAGATGCTGTTGCATTTGCAGAGCAGATGGGTGTTCGTACACAAACTCAGTACAAGCAAGAGTATTTAGCTGATCTTATGACTGCAGACTGCATCTATGGTGTTGGTGAGCTTCGTAATGATGCTTCTATCGCTTTAGCTATTCCTGCTTAACTTAGGAGATAATGGAGGGGTTTTATTACCCCTCTATTTTTTATGTATAAAGTAACCAATAGACATACAGGTTTTTCCAATACTGTTACAGACTCCACGGCTAAAGCTTTTGGAGAAGAACATAAAGAGTATTATACTTGGGAAAAAATAGTAGAGAGCAAAGATGACATATCTCCAACTGGTCAACAAAGTCTTAAAAAGGCTACGAGAAAACGAAGCGTCAAGCGTAAGTGACACTAACTACTCTAAGTTAATTGGTGAGCTGGTTAACGAAGCAAAGCGTGAAGTCGAGGATGCGTTTGATTGGATTTCATTAAGAGATACTGTTCAAGCTACAACCATCTCAGGCAGCTTTAGATACTTCCTCGAAGATGTAGGCAAGAGGTTCAAACTCCGCAACGTCTATGACGATACAACCAATGCCTTTCTAACAGTTAAAAACTCTACATGGATGACCGAGCAATTTAACAGCAATGCCTCTTCAGGCAGACCCCAACATTACGACTTCGCTGGAGAACACTCTGGTGATTATCAAGTAGACCTTTACCCAATCCCTGATGGTGCTTATACCATCAACTTTAACCTCATACGCCCACAAGATGATTTAGTGCTGGATACTACTGAGCTTCATGTAGAAGATCATCCAGTGATTCTAGGCGCATATGCTAAGGCTATTGCAGAGCGAGGGGATGATAACGGTATGCAGTATCAGGTGGCGTACAGAGCGTATAGAGAAGCTCTGGGTGATGCTATAGCCATAGACGCAGCTAAAAGCCCTGTAGGCACTCTGGATTGGGATGCTGGCTACAATTACGGGACATCTTATGTCTAATAAAATGCTCCCAATGTCTGTGCCGAAAGTAGGAGTCTACGGCTTAAACAAGCAGAACGAAGATTCTCTGCTACCACTGGGATGGGCTACCATAGCAGATAACCTGGTATTTAATGAGCGAGGTACACTCGAATCCCGCAAAGGTTTGAGCAAACAATTCAGCACAAGCTATGGTGAGATAGGATCTCTGTATTACTACATAGACAGCAACGAAAACACTGTCATCATATTTGCAGCAGGGAGTAAGATATACAAGCTCTCCGGATCAACAGTCACAGATATTACAGGTACAGGAATCTGTACAGCTAACAACTGGCAGTTTGTATCCTTCAATGGCAAGTGTCTGGGTTATCAATCAGGACATGCTCCTATAGAGCTAGACTCCACAACCAGCACTTTCCACCCTGCTACTGGGGTGCAATACAATGGCTCAATGGCGTTAAGTGCTTTCGGTAGAGTCTGGACGGTTTATCAGGACGTTTTATATCATACAGACCTGTTAATCAATGATTATGATGCTACAGCAACTACTACAGGTGGGCTATATTCTCTGAAAGAGTATTGGCCTAACGGTCAGGATACAGCGACAGCGTTATATGAGTGGAACAACTACATCCTTGTGTTTGGTAAGCAGTCGATTCTTGTTTATGCTAATGGTGATGACGTACATAATACCTTCGTTATCTCAGAGGCTATTGTTGATGTTGGCTGTATTTCCAGAGACTCTATTCAGGCAGCAGGTAAGGACGTAATATTCCTTAGTAATGGTGGAGTTAAATCACTCGGTAAGATACTGACTGAGAAATCGTTACCAATGAATGATGTAAGTGTTAACATAAAAGACTATACTGTAAGTCTAGCACAGGCTGAATCAGATGCTTCACAGATCAAATCAGTCTATAGCCAGAAAGATGGTTTTTACTTACTGACGTTCCCTTCCTCGGATAAAACATTAGTCTTCGATATCAGCGTACCTCTTAAGCAGGGCATCTACAGATGCACAGATTGGAGTGTAGCTTTTACCGACATGGCTGTGGATTTTGATTCAAATCTGTATTTAGCAAAAGACGGTTTAGTTCATAGCTATACTGGCTATACAGACAACAATTCTTCATACACGATTAATTATGAGGGTGTTTGGTATGACTACGGTGATGAACTGAGTGTTTATACAAAGATACCTAAAAAGATGTCAGCTTTCATTGGTGGTACTGATAACGACTCTGTAATGGTGAAGTGGTATTTTGACTTTGATGATACCCAATACACTGAGACAGTCAGCATATTAGACAACAAGGTTCATACTCCGATGATGGGTAGTGGAGAGATTATGAAAGCAGGTTTTTCTGCAACAATCAGCGGCTCTGAAAAGAGCTTAAAGAAATATAACGTATTCGCAAAGATAGGTAAATACTAATGGGCGGTTTCTCATTCAATCCAATGGATATGGTCACAGGCGCATTAACGGCATGGTCTGGTAATAAGGCTGCGGGTGCATCTACAAAAGGCATTAAAGAGCAACGTAGGTTAGACCCTGCTTTAGCTAATCTTGGTGGGCAAATGGCAGGATTAGGTCAGGGGGCTTTAGGTGATCTCTCAGGCTTTCTGGGTGGTGGCTATCAGGATGCTCTCAGTAAGCAGTATAACCTCTATGAAGGTCTGCAGCAGGAAGGCAGAGATGCTGCTACGATGAACCTTGAAAACCGACTATTCCAGCAAGGCAGGTTAGGCTCTGTAGGCGGCTCAACGCAGCAGAAGGCATTACAGGGTGCATTTACAGACCAACAAGCTCAGAACCAGGCTAGAGCTATGGGTGATGTTCAGGGTTACATGAAGATGCTCTCTGATATGGGAGCCGGTAGGTTTGATACAGCAGCTCCTTACACGGGCATCACTAACCCGAATGATCTA